GTAACCATTGGGGGCGAAGCGTATAAAGTCGCTCCGCCCTCTATTTTTACCCTCGTAAAGGCTTCAAAGTACATCAGCAAAATACCCACCGACACTATTAGTGAGGGGAATATATTCGGATCGATCATACACAATGCTGAAGAGTATGAAAATATAGCATGGGCTATATCAGCAATCGTATTAGGTGATAATTTTACCGAAGTAGAAACTTATCCTAAATGGCAGTTTTGGAAAAGAAAAAAGAACGTAACCAAAGGCGAAAACCTCGTTAAAAAGCTAATGAAAGCCCCCATTAATGAAGTATCAACAGCTTTTTTTAAAGTGTTAGGGCAAATGGATATACGCGCTTTTTTCGTCATTACCACTTCCCTCAAAGGAATGATGATAACCAAACCGACGAAGGAGGTGGTGAACGAAATGACAGCATCTGGGGACTTGTAGGCTCATTCGCTAAACAGTACAGACTACCTTTTGACTATGTACTGAAAAAAATGAGTTATGCCAATGTAATGCTTTATAGTGCCGTTATCCCCTCTTATGATTATGATAAGGATAAAGATACTAAAAAAGCACCTCAGAAATCAGAAAAACGCACTAGCTATGGTGATTTCCTATCAAAAATAAAATCCGCAAATATTTAACTATGCAACCACAAGACGGGGCTCTATTATTCCAAGTAAGAGCCGACCAATCACAGATACAAAAAGATGTCGAGGCTATCAAAAAGCAATTCGAGCAAATGACAAATAAAGCCGTTGAAGAGGGCAAAAAGCAGGCTAATGTATGGCAAACCCTCCTCAAAGGTGCAACCGCCTATTTCACACTACAAGGGGCGCAATCATTTATTAGTCAAATGGTAGCCGTACGATCACAATTTCAGCAACTTGAAATATCTTTTGGCACTATGCTCAAAAGCAAGGAGAAAGCCAACGAATTAATGGCGCAACTCACCGACCTTGCTGCTAAAACCCCTTTCGGATTGGAAGAAGTATCTGAGGGAGCAAAAAAGCTATTAGCCTTTCAAGTACCCGCTGAAGAAGTAACCGAAACCCTCCGTCGTATGGGCGATGTAGCTTCAGGATTAGGTGTACCTATGGGGCAACTCATTCACGTATATGGGCAAGTCAAAGCACAAGGCAAGTTAGTGACCAATGACCTATACCAGTTTATGAATGCAGGTATTCCTATCATTGCTGAATTGAGTAAGGTAGTAGGTAAGAGCGAAACCGAAATCAAAGATATGGTTAGTGCGGGCAAAATAGGATTTACCGAAATACAAGCCGTTATCAAGAATATGACTAATGAGGGCGGTCTATTCTATAATCTAATGGCAGAGCAAAGTAAATCATTAGGCGGTCAAATATCCAATTTGCGTGATAATTTCGACCAAATGCTTAATGAGATAGGGAAATCAAGCGAGGGGATTGTATCGGGGGCGATAAAAGGCGTATCTTTCTTGGTGGAAAACTATGAGACTATCGGCAAACTCATCGCGGGGCTTATTGTTTCTTACGGAACATATCGAGCAGCACTCATCGCTACAGCCGCTGTACAGCAAGTAGTAGCAGCGCGGACGGCAGGAATGACTGTTGCCGAAATGGCTCATTATACGTGGTTAGTGCTTGTTGAAAAAGCCCAAAAACTTCTCAATCTTACAATGCTTGCTAATCCTTATGCTCTTGCCGCTGCTGCATTGGTAGGGTTAGCTGCCGCCTTATGGTCTCTTAAAGAAAGTACAGATGCTAATGCCGAAGCAACTGAAAGACACAATCAACTACGCAAGGAACAATCCAACCTTATCGATGACGAAAAAAATAGAATTAGCAACCTAATATCTACTATTCAAGACGAAACTAAATCGTGGGACGAAAGGAATAAGGCTTTTTTAGCGTTAAAAAGTAGCACAGGTGGCGTGCTTGATAAATACACATCTCTCAATCAAGTATTGAGAGAAATGTCTCAAGTACTTAAAGACTTAAACGGACGTTATGAGACAATGAATGAAAATATGTCTCGTGACGCAATAGGAAAAACTCAAAAATCTATCAAAGCCAAAGAGTCCCAAATAGAAAAGTTGGTAAAAATGCAAGCGTCTGACAGTCGAATTGCTATGGGTACTCAAAGAGAAATCGACCGTCTAAAAAGAGAAGTTGAAAGAGATAAGTTAGTACTCCAAAAACAACAAAATGTGGTAGTAGGTATTGATGTGAGTCAATTTGCAAACTCTCTCAATGGTAAAAGTAAAGCGGAGTTAGACAGGATAAGAAAGCAAATCAATGACGCATATAATATTAAAAAATCACCATCAGTAGGTAGTAATTTCAAGATAACAGACGATATTCAAAATCCTTTTCTTAAATACGACTTTAATGAGCTGGGACGTTTCAATCAGGCATACAAAGAACATATAAAAATGATTGAGCAGGCTAAAACCCAAACTACTGATTTTGTTGCAAAGAAGAATGAGATTTTAGCTCTACAAAAACAGATAAATGAAGCAGAGGCAAGAAATAAAAAAGGCACGAATATAAGTACTGAGGAATTAAATAAATTAGACGAAAAAAGAGCTAAATTAAAAACACTTCTTGAAGAATACAAAAAGGGTACAGGGGATGATTTATCAGCCAAAAGCAATACCAAAAGAATAACTGCCAAAAACTCCCTCCCAGAGTTCAACACCGAAAAAGCCCAAAGAGACCACAACCGCCAAATCCAAGACGACCTTTTTGCTCTTGAAGAATCCCGCATTAAAATAATGCAAGACGGGGCGGACAAACGCTTTGCTATCATTCAATTGGAATACGACAAGCAAGAAGAGGAAATTAGAAGACGTTCAGAAGACCAGTTAGCCGCATTCATCGAAACGCAAAAAGCAGAAGCCGAAGCAGCGGGTAAATGGAAAAAAGGACAAGACTTTGACACCAATACCGAAGCCATCAATGCTGAAAAAGCCCGCCTTGCTGAAAATGAGAAGGTGCTTTTAGCTGATAATGCTGAGTACCAACGTATGCAGCAGGAACAAGTGTATAAGGACTTGTTAGAAAAGTATCAAACCTATACCGACCAACGCAAAGCTATTGAGGAGAAATACAACGCTGATATTGCCGCCCTACAAGCTAAATTAGGGTCTGATGCTCCACAAGTCAAAAAAGCACAAGACGAAAAAGCAAGAGAACTCAAAAAGTTGGATATACTCTACAAAAAAGAGGGTACAGCGATTGCTAAATTGTTCGACAACCTACGCAAAAAGACCGTCAAGGAAATACGCCAAACCATAACAGAGGCAGAAGCTGAAATTGACGAATTAGCAAAGGTGCTCAATATGGACGATAATGCCAATGTAGAGTTTATAACCAATCTCAAACAGCAACTCGAACAAGCAAGAGACACCGCCGATAAGAGCGATACTGTATTCGGCAAACTTGGTACAAATATCAAAAATCTATTCAAAGCCAAACCCAACACTGCTGAATGGCAAGAAGCGTTCAATGGTATGCTGTCGTCAGCGCAATCAATTACTGGGCAATTTGGACAGTTAGGACAAGAGTTTGAGCGATTGGGACAAAGTACAGGAAACTCATCTTTAGAAAAATTAGGGCGCACTTTGCAAAACACAGCAAATTTACTTAATAAAACTCTTTCTTTTGCACAAATGGGTGCAAGTGTAGGAGGGGGCTGGGGGGCTCTTATTGGTGCTGTTGTAGGTTTAGGAGTAGGAGGTTTAGAGGGAGCGGCAAAAGAACGTTTAGCTCACGAAAAAAAACTACAAGAAATAGCTCAGTCAAAAATAAACCAACAGAATGAATATAACCGACTACTTTGGGAAGAGAAGATGTTACACAAAGAAAATACATCTATATTCGGCACGGAAGACATCAATAACGCTTTGAGTGATTTAAAAGAATACAACAGGCTGTGGAACGATTTAGAGCGCAGAATGGGTTTTAATCTAAAAAAACGTTATGAGGACGCTGGCACAAGTTTCCGTAGTTATGGATATCGGTCACCTAACAGGGAAAGTGATGATTATCTTGGTTTAGAGAATATTAAAATTGCAACAGATAGTTATACTACAGGAGCTTGGTTTTGGAAAAAGTCTCATACTGAATATAATAGTCTACTTTCAGTGTATCCACAACTAATTAATAAAGCGGGGGAATTTGATGTAAAATTAGCCAAAAGCATTGTTAATAACAAGGAGTTTGAAGGAACAGGGAAACAAGCTCTACAAACCATCATACAACAATACGAACAAGCGTTAGAATCACAAAAAAAGTTTGATGAATATCTTAATAAAACATTTGGGGAAATGGGGACATCTATAATAGATAGTGTTGTTGATTCATTAAAAAAAGGAGAAGACGCTTTTGAAAACTTTTCTAAGTCAGTAGGTAACATTATTAGTAAACTCGGTAAGCAGTTGATGTATGAGTTGTTTGTTGCGAAAGATTTTAAGGAATTTCAAAAGAAAATGCACAAAGTAGCGGGAGATGGAAATGTTAGTAGTGAAGAATATGCTAATGCTACTGCGAATCTTATAGCAGAATTTTCCAGTAGGATGAAAGGCAAAATCGGTGAAATGCAACAATTTTTTAAGAATTGGAACGAGATGAGTAGTAATTTAGGTTACAACTTTCTAAATGAACAACGCCAAGCAGTAGAAAAAGGTTTTGCACGAATGAGCCAAGATAGTGCCGATGAATTGAATGGACAATTTAGGTTACAAACCCAGTTAAGTGCTGAGATAAAGAATGCTGTTTTACAAACCGCTAACTTCATCAGGGAAATGCACGAATCTATGCAAAGCAATGCCGCTCAACAGCTAAGACACCTTGCAGGAATAGAGGCTAATACTTACAAGTTAAACAAAATGGAAACAGACCTTGCAGGGGTTAAAAGAGGTATAGATGAACTCACTACTAAAGGTATTAAACTGAAGTCATAAAAAAGCCCCTTACTTGGGGCTTTTTCTATATCTGTATTTCTAATTGTTTCAATCTCTCACGCTCCTTTTTAGCTTTATTCACTTGGTAGATAGCTGTTGTATTTTGGTTAGTGTGCGAAGCTAAAAGCATAGCCGTATCGCTATCCAAGTTATCAAGCATATAGTGTTTGAGGGCGTAAAAATCAGCTTCAATACCTAATTTATCTTTTACATGTCGTTTCCAAAAGCGTGTTACAATCTCGGTATGCCCCATTTTCTTATTAGGAACAAAATCAAGTGCAAAAAGGTAGTCGTTATCGTTTTTACACTTGCCGCATATCTCTTTCCAAAATTCTAATGCAGGGGATAATATCACCTTTGTACATCGTTTGTACTGCCCGCCCTTTTCAAGGAGTATTACAAACTCCTGCTTTTCTAAATCTACATCTTTGCGTTGTAATCTAAAAAGTTCGGTATTACGCGCCCCTGAATATAGGAAGATCATCATATACCTATAAAAATCAGGATTGATAAATCGCACGTGATTTTTTACTTTTATGAGTTCGTCAGCAGTAAGTATAGTGCGGACTTCTTTAATCACCTTTTTAGGGTATATATCTCTGGTAATATTAGCCTCACAACATTCATATTCTATCAACTCACGGTATAAGCTGGAGAAGTATATCACGAACCTATTGTAATATTTGTCGGATAGTTGCAACCAGTCCAACATTCTCTTCAAATCTACCCTGCGCAAGTCCTTTATTTTTACCATCTGCAAATCGAGGGCTTCACACGCCTTTTCAAGTCTATTAATAGCACATTGTATTTCGTATAGGTGCTTTTTAGTACCTACTTTTATTTCCAATGCACGCCTAAAAGCCTCAATAAAGTGCAATTCAGGATAAAGTCCCTCCTTGTGAACCTGTACGTACTTTTTTAATATAGGGTTAAAACCATTATTAAGTTGATGAGGAATGTTTTTAAGAAGAAAAGAAATCATCGCTTTTCGTTCCTCTATAGTATTAGGTCTGTTAGCCTTTTTTCTATAAGGGAAGCCTTTGGGATATTTTTTTTCAAAACGAGGGTCAAAGAAAACGCATTGCACGTACCAATCTTTATCCAAGTCTTTTTTAGTAGCTTTTTGCCAGTTGGCAGGGGACACCCATAGTTCGGAGTAGCTACACCCATCGAGTGTTTTTGTAACCATAATGTAATTATTTTAGATTGACGTTTACCTTGTCGATTTTGAATAATTACAAATGGGATTATCGTACTAAAAACAAAAGGTAACGCTTTGAGTGG